CTTATCAATCATATTTTAAGTAATGTTAAATTATGTATCAAAGGCATATAAACCTTTATGATAGAACTCCTGTGTGTTTAAGAAGCATATTTGTTGGTCTAATGCTACACCGAATTTTAATCAACTAGGTCAGATAAAAGATGGTTTTGTAAATTTAGCTAAAGACCAAATAGGTTTGTTAGATGGAGAAATCAAAGCTATTGCTGAAACTAGATACAGACATTGCTTGAGTTGTACAATGCGAGATAATAACTCTTGTTCTACAAATAGAAGTAATGAACACATTGAAACAGGTGAAGTTACATTTGGCTGTGGTTGTCACTTAAATGCTGCTGTACTTTCACCAACAAAAAAATGCCCACTAGGAAAATGGTAAATATAAAACACAAATGATAGAAGATAAACAATTAAGTAAAAACTTTAGTCTATATGAATTCTTACATAGTCAAGCAGCAAGTAGATTTAAAGTTACAGAACAGTTTGAACCACCTCAAGAAGTAGTTAATAATTTAACTAATCTTTGTAGAGAAGTAATTCAACCTTTAAGAAATGCTGTAGATACACCCCTTACAGTATCTTCAGGGTATAGATGTCCTAAAGTAAATGGATTAGTTGGTGGTCAAGCTAAATCACAACATTTAACAGGTCAGGCAGTAGATTTAATCTGTCCAGGAAAAGGAAATGCATATCTATTCAATAAAATAATTGAACTCAAACTTCCATTTGACCAACTTATTTGGGAATTTGGTACAGATAAAGAACCTGATTGGGTACATGTAAGCTTTGGTCCTAGAAATAGAAAACAGATATTAACTATTAAATAATGGATTTGTTAGAAAATTATGATATTGATTCTAATTTCTGGGAACAGAATCCTCAACTAAAGTACTTTAATGTATTTGCTGATTTGTTTAACAATGATAAGTCAAAAGGTAAATCAGAAAGTTCTAGATTAATGTGGTCTATATTTCTATATGTAGACCCTATTAAATCTAAGTTTAATAGACTTTTAGAAGAAGAAAAACTTATTGAAATTAAGATATATAATTCAGATTTCAATCCTAAACTTAAAAGTCAAGTAACTTTAATTGAGAAATATGAATCTTTAATTCTATCTAAAGCAAAGAAGCTTTTTAGAGATTGGGAAACTAAACTTGAAGAAAGAGAAAAATTCATAAGTAAAACTAAGTATACAGATGAGAGTTGGAAAATGTTGGATGCTATGATGGCAGATACACCTGCAATATGGAAACAGTATAATTTAGTTAAGGAGACTATGATGGAAGAAGAAACAAAAACTCAAATTAAAGGTGGAAGAAAAGAATCTAAATCAGAAAAAGGTGAAATTTAATGGAGTACATTAGAATAAGTAATAGACAAGAATGGCTTATAGATATACCTAAGTTACATCCTGATACTACACAATATACTACTTTTTGGAGAACACAAAAGAAGTTATGTATTGAAGGTAAATGGGGGAGTGATTTTGGTAAATATAGATATATGCCACCTTATCTTTATTTCTATGTAAACTTTACTAGAATTCTAGACTTTGATTTTGATAATAAATCTAGAAGAAACATTAGACCTATTCTTACAGACTTAATGTGGGAATTAGCTTATATGGTTATGGAAGCTAAAGGTTTCAGTGGATTCAAAGATGACAATATATATTCAGCAAGTAAATCATTAAAAAAGTATCTTGATGGTAAGACTAAAGTTAAACCTAAAGATATAACATGTTATGATACAGATGGTAATCTAAAGCAGTACAAAGAAGCGCGTGATCTATTAAGAAACCTTCATGATACTCCTTTAGGTTTACCTTTGTATCGAAATGAAGCTAAGAATACATTTACATTAGGTTCAAGGGGTGGTGGTAAAAGTTACTTTTATGGACTAGGTGTATTTTTACATGAGTTAGTTTTTGATGGTGCTAAAGAATATACTGATAAAAGTAGAACTAGTCCTGATGAAATTCACTTAAATATTGGTTCTTGGGAATCAAATAAAAGTGCAGAGCTTTGTGAAAAAATAGAATCTTGTATGAATGCATTTGCAACAGACCAAGAATTAGGTGTTTGGGGTAATGAATATTCAGATGACTATGAACCAAATCCTTTCTTTAAAAGTATGTCAGGTTCTTTAAAACCTAATAATGCAGGTACACCATGGACACATGAGTATCAAAAGAAAGTAAATGGTAGATGGTTAAAATATGGAAGTAAAAGTAAGATAGTACATAGTGTATATAAAGATAATCCTACTGCTGCGGCAGGGGGTAGATATTCACATGTATTAGTAGAAGAAGCAGGTTTACATCCAATGTTAAGAGATACACATGGTTCAAATATTGCAACAACACAAAAGGAAACTATTAAAGTTGGTTGTATGCATTATATTGGTACATCAGGTGATATGGAAAAAGTAAAAGAATCTAGAGAAATGTTTACACATCCTGATGTTTATGATATTGTATCGTATGATGATGTATGGGAAAATAGTGGACAAATTGGATTCTTTATTCCTGCATACTATACATCTTTTGAATTTAAAGATGAGAATGGTAATACAAAACTTGATGAGGCTATAGCAGCTTATCAAGAAAGACGTGAAAGTAAAAGAAAAAGTAAAGATTCGACCCAGTATGAAGCAGAGTTAATGAACTACCCACTTAAACCAAGTGAAATGTTCTTGACTAGAAAAGGTAACATTTTACCTATTGGTGAGTTATCTGAATGGAGAAGAGATTTACTTAATGATAGAAATAAAAAGGTAGGTGAAATTATAGGTGACTTAACTTTTAGTGCTAATAGTCCTAGAGGTGTTAAGTTTACACCTGACTTGTCTATGAGATTAAACCCTATTACAGTATATCCAACACCTAAGAATCAAGACACTGAAGGTGCACTTATAGTATACGAGGAACCTATTACTGATATAAATGGTAATGTTCCTGAAGGTTTGTATATAATAGGGCATGACCCTGTTAAAACAGATGAAGATGGTTTGTCATTTGCATCAATACATGTATTAAAAACACCTAAATACTTTAAACAGTATGGAGGTAATCAACTAGTTGCAACCTATATAGGTAGACCTTCTTTAGGTAGAAGAGAAACCAATGAGTTATTAGAGAAACTAGCAATGTGGTATGGTAATCATAACAGAATGATTTATTTTGAAAATGCTGTAGGTAACGTTAAAGAATACTTTGAAAAAAGAAAGAAACTTAACCTTTTAGCTACTCAGCCACAAACGATTCTATCTAAAAAACAAGGACAAATCATAACTAATTTAGTATATGGTTATCCTATGGGAAATAAAATTATTAAAGAAGAAGCAATTAAATATTTAAGAGATTGGTTATTAGAAGTAAGAGGTGAAGTTGAGGGTAGACAAGTACTTAATTTACACATGATACGTGATACCAGACTTTTAGAAGAAATGATTGCTTTTGACTTTGAAGGAAACTTTGACTCTGTAATGGGTTTTACAGGCTGTATAGTAGGGTTAGAGGAAACATTTAATAAATATAAAGAAGAAACAAAAATACAAGAGGAAAATATCTTGGATTTCTTAAACAAATCAATACAAAGAAAACATGCAAAGTTCAATTAAACTACCTAGACAAAGGTTATCCTATGATGAAAAGAAAAAGGATGATTTTAAATGGGGTAAAGACTGTATAGATGCTATTACTTTAGGTATATACAGTACTCAAGCTTCAGGTGAGGGTACATATCATACGGATATAAAGCGTAAACTTGTAAACTATAAGTTGTATAATAACCAAATAGAACAAGAAGATTTTGAAAAGGACTGTAATCCATTTGGAATTACTAGTGAAGAATTTAAAGATATTATTCAACCTTACAATAAGACATACAATAAAATCAATGTTCTTATAGGTGAAGAATGGAAAAGACCTTTTAACTATAAATCATTTTTAGTTAATGGTGATGCTTCTATTGAATTCAATAGACATCAAACTAAACTATTACGTGAATATTTACAAACAAGTTTAGATTTAGAAATCTCTAAATTACAAGCAGAATATTCACAACAGCAACAAGCTAAAGATGAAGGACAGGAACAAGGTGCGCAACAAAACCCTGAGGAAGAAGCTCAAGAGAAACAAGCACAAGCTCAAGAATTACAAGAGAAAATTAATGCATTACTTAATCCTGAACAGATTAAAAAGTATATGCAAACTGATTGGAGAGCAGCATCAGAAATAATGAGTGATGAAATACTCCAATACTTATTTCATAAATTAGACATTAAAAAATTAAAGAATTTTGGATTTAAACATACACATATTGCAGGTGAAGAATTTGCATGGATAGGTGTAATAAATGGTGAACCTGTAGTTAAATTACTTAACCCTGTTAAATTCTTCTTTCAAAAGAGTGCTGAAACAGAATATGTTCAAGATGGATTCTATGCAGGTTATAGAACTAGAATGACACTTGCAGACGTACTTGATGAATATCAAGATTCACTTTCAGATAAGCAAAAAGACAAATTAGAATCTCTTTACACTACAACTAACCTCTATGGTATTACAGATAGTTTCTTGCGTAAAGAATTAGATTATCAAGATTTAAATCTTAGTTTAGATTGGAGATTGACTAAGGGTGGTACTAGTAGTGCTACAAGCTATTTAGGACAGTATGGAAGCTCATTATCTACAGATGTGGATGTAGTTCATGTTGAATGGAGAAGTCAGCGTAAAGTAGGCTTTAAATACATTATAAATGAAGAAGGTGATAAGAATCTAAAACTAGTAGATGAAAAATATAAATTACCTAGTTCTGCAAAGAAAGTAAAATATACAGATAAAAATGGTGAAGATAAAGTTAAGTATGTATTTCAAGATGAAGTAACAGAACAATTTATAGAACTAGAATGGAATTGGATACCTGAAGTATGGGAAGCTACTAGAATAGCTAATGATATTTATGTAAATGTAAGACCTAAACCTTTCCAATATAGAAGTTTGGAAAATCCTTTTAAAGTTAAATTGGGTTATCACGGTTTAGTTTACAATGCAACCAATTCTGCTAATATTAGTACTATGGATAGAATGAAACCTTTCCAATACTTATATTTCATTGTAATGCACAAGATGAAACAAATTCTTGCTGCTGATGCTCCTCCATTGATAAATATTGACATGAGTATGATTCCTAAGAAACTTACTAATGAGCAGTATATGTATTATAATAAATTAGGGATTAACTTCTATGACCCTAATCAGAATAATGAAGGTAATCCAGTAGGTATTAGTGGACAAAAAGGTGTATATGAAGTAGAAAGAAGTACTATGCAACACGTTGCACAATACATTAATATCTTAAATGCACTAGATGAGCAAATTGGAGAAGTTGCTGGTGTTACAAGACAAAGAGAAGGACAAACCTCTCAATATGAATCAGTAACAGGTAATCAATCAGCTATTGTACAATCAAGTCATATTACAGAACCTGTATTTACAGCACACAATTTACTTTGGGGAGAAATTCTTACTAGTTTACTTGAAACTACAATACTTTGTTGGAAAGATGAAGTTAAACACATTCCTATTGTATAAAGTGATATGAGTAGGAAAGTAATTGAATTTAATGGTGACCAGTTTATAGGAAAAGATTTAGGTATATTTATTACAGATAATGAAACAGATAATCAGGCTTTAAATAAAATGCGTGAACTAGCATTAGAATTACTTCAAAATGGAACTAAAGCCACTGATGTTATGAACTTATATAGAGCTACATCTGCTGAAGCATGGGAAAGAGAAATGAAAGCTCTTGAACAACAACGTGATGAATTAGCTGCTCAACAAGAGAAATATAAATCTGAAGCACAAGAAAGAGCCATGAAGATGGAAATAGAAGCAAGAGAAGATGTACAAACTCATGAATGGGATATGCAAGAAAGAAAGTATGAACATGAGAAAGAATTAGCTGCAATGGAAGTATATAAATTCCAAAAAGAATTAGATGCTAACTCTGATGGAGAACCTGACTTTTTAGCAGCACAAATTAAAGAAAGAGAGATTTTATCTAAAGAAAGACTTGAAAGAGATAAAATTAATGCTAATCAAATAAATGACACTCTTAGAATGCAACATGAAAAAGAAATGAAAGATAAAGATTTACAAATGACAGATAAAGATAATGCAACTAAAATTCAAGTAGCAAAAATGAAACCTAAACCAAAACCAGCAGCTAAAAAGAAATGAGAAAAATAACAAAAGTAGAAGATTTTGTAAGTGAGTTAATGAGTTTTAGAAATATTACTCATATGCTCCATTTACAAGCAGAAAGAGAAGGGTCATATGCAAAACATATGGCTCTAAATGAACTATATGAAGCATTACCTGACCATATAGATGAAATAGTAGAATTTTATCAAGGATACTATGGTAAGATTATATCTGAATATACTTCAGGAGATATTGAAATTTATGATTTAGAAGAAGCACTACCTGTAGTTTTAAAATATCTCCAAGGTATTGAACAATATAGGTATGTAGTTTTTAATAAAGAAAATTCTCCATTACAAAATATTATTGATGAACTTATAGCAACTATGGTAAAAGCTGTATACAAATTGAGATTTTTAAAATGAAAACGTACTTAACAATATTACTTATAAGTATTTCTATTACATTAGAATCATTACCTATTACTCTTATTTGTCAACCAGGCTATCTTAAATGTAAAGATAAAACTTATGTCTTAGAATGTAAAGATAACTATGGAGAAGATTGTTCTTATCACTTATGTCTTCCTGATGGAACATATGTTTATTATTCCCCTAAAGATACAACAACATTTACAATAGATTCAGGTAAAGTAAAAGAATTAAAACCATTTTTTAAAAAAGTTTTAACATTTGAGTAATGAAGATTAAATCTAAAGTGAAGAAATATGGTAAAGGTGGTAGTATCAAAGATGATATAATAAATATTAATGGAGACTATTATAACAATGATATTATAGATGGGTTAGATAGAGATGCCAGAGTTTTAAATAATCAAGAAAATAAATTTCTAAATAGGTATGGTGTAACAGATAGAAATTCTTTTTATAATAAATTTCCTACAGAAGAAATTTTTAATTTTAAAAATGGAAGTGACAAAGCTAGACATTATGGATTATCTACCCCTTATGTAGATGAGACTACGATTACTCTTAAAAATGGAGGTTCAATAAAGAAATACCCTAATGGAGGTAGGTCTGCTATTATAGGTACACCAAGACAAGAACAAGCTTATCGAGATAGTATGTTTATACACAATGATGGGGAACGTATGAGAAATTTATTAATAAATCCAAGTACAAATGAAAATACTTATGCAAATGAAGTCAACAGATACTACACAGGAACATTATTAAATACAAATAACCCTACAAACCAAGCTCTCTCAAGATTAAATAGGTTAAATAATGAGTTTCCAGCAGTAGAAGCTAGACAAAATAGAACATTTCCATCAGGATATACTGCGTATGCATCACTATTTAAAAAACCAGTTCAACCAATAATATTAGATAGACCAAAAGAAAATATAACCACATTAAATCAAGAACAACAATACTTACCACACAAAGAACAACACTTAGAATTCGACCCTATTGGACTAAAAAAGGGTACTTATTTCACAAGACCTAGACAACAACAAGAAGCAGGTCAAGGAAAGATGGACTACTTTGATAGTAAAACAGGTAAGTTTTTAAAGACTATGGGAAATGGAGGTTCATTAAAGAAATATTCTAATGGAGGAAGACCACAATTTGAATGGAGTAAAGGTATTGATAATATTCAACCTATAACTCAAACACAAAATAATTCTTCAATAACAACAGGTAATAAAAAACTATCTACTGAGGAGCTAAAAAAAGCTGCTGAATATACTAAAAAATATAATCAACAACATTTAGAAGAAGAATATAACAACAGACAAAACAAACTTAAACAATCAATAGATGCTCAAAAACAACCATTATCTGTAAAATCATCTGCTTGAACTCTATACCTATCATTTATATTATGTTCAATTTTATCTACGTTATTAATTGCATCTTTATATAAAGATGGGTTACGTGGTATAACTTTATTACCTATTGGTGTTAAAGTTTTAACTAATGATAATCCATTTCCTGCTTTAGGTAAATCTTCATTTACTAACTCCCATTCACTTTCTGTTGTTATGTTACCTCCATTTTGTTTTTTATCTATTTGAGAAGCAGCTCCTAGACCTATTACTCCAGGAACTAATGTTTTATATATATTAGGATTAGTCATATCAAACATTCCATTATTACCTATTGCTGATTTAAGTTGTTTATTTGTAGGAAACACTACTTCTCTTGCATCATACCAAGGTCTTATATTTTGAACACCTGTAAGCTGATCACTTATTGCTGCATCATATTCTCTTAAACTTTCATAGGGAGATAGTTCTCCTTGCCAGTTCCTATCCCTGTGAAAATTAAATAGATCTCTACCTTTATTTTCATTTATTAGTTGAGAACTGCTTATGGGATTATTTGCTTGTCCGTATAATTCATAAACTGTAGGCTCTATATCTCCTTTATGAAATTTAGCAGAAGATACCGCATAACTATTAGCAGTTGTTTTAGAGGGGCTTGTATAAATTCCTTTCCCAGAATATCCAGAATCTCCCAATTGAAATTTAGATTCATCAAAAGTATCAAACTTTTTAGCAGAACCATGGTATTGAATAGTTGGTGAACCATCAGGATTTATTAATTTAG